TGCTAGAAATTACCTTATCTTAAATAATAACGCAAACTACAAACGATATAAAGATACTGATATTCTATCTTCGTTACCTGAACACTTTGATACTGAAAACAATTTCAAAGAAGAAATTAGAAACGATGAATTCAGAACTTTTAATCAAAGGATGTTGGCATATTGGGATGTCCATTTAGAAAATTATTTTCCAAAGAAACGTGATATGCAGATTGCTGATGCGGTTTTGGAATTATTTAGGAGAGCAGAATACATAGAAAATTTCAATAAAAAATCTCTTTATCTACTTATTAGAGAGATGACTGGTCACCCAACTCATTACATAACGAAAGTTGTCAATAAAATGAAAGAAAGACAAATGGAGTTATTTAACGAATTTGAAGATATGGGTGATATTAAAATTTAACACTATGATTCAATTAGGAATTTCAGCTTTCTACCACGATTCAGCAGCTTCAATAGTAATAGATGGTAAAGTTATATGTGCAATAGAAGAAGAGAAGTTGTCAGGCATAAAGCATGACAACTCTTTTCCATTTAAGGCAATTGCTTGGTGTTTAAGCTACGCAAATGTAACAATCGATGATGTTACTATGGTTTGTTGGTATGAGAACCCAGAGTTAAAGTATGATAGGGTAAAACATACATTAGGTAAGAGATGGATTCGTAATTTTAAGACTTGGTTTAAGTTTAAGAAAGAATTTAAAGCAACAGAAGGTAATTTATCCAACTTTTTAGAGAAAAACATAGGTTTTAAGGGTACTTTATACAAAATTAAACACCATTTATCCCATTTAGCACTATCTTTCTATACATCCCCATATGATGATGCTATTGGATTATCTATCGATGGTGTAGGAGAATGGGATACTATTTCTATTGCAAACTGTGATATTAGTGGTATTAGAGAGATAAAATCGGTATATTTTCCCAATTCGTTGGGTTTGGTGTATTCAACTATAACTGCATATTTAGGATTCAAACCAAATGAGGGTGAATACAAAGTAATGGGTTTAGCACCTTATGGAACTCCTAAAAACTACGAACACATTTTTGATAAATTCACTAAATTAGGTGGAGATGATATTATCAGTATAGACCAAAAGTATTTCACTTGGGAATATTCTAATACAGATATGTTCACTATGGATTTAGTAGATTTAATTGGATTCGAACCAAGAACTCCTGATTCAGAAATAGAACTACATCACATGGAGTTGGCATCTGCTCTCCAAAGTTGGTATGAAAAGTGTTTCTATTATTTAATCAACCATTCAACCGAATATATAGAAAGCAGAAATTTAGTATTAGGTGGTGGGTGTGCTTACAACGGAACTGCCAATGGTAAGATAAAACAAAACACATCTATAAAGGATGTGTGGATTCCTTATGCCCCATCTGATGCAGGTTCTGCTATTGGTGCGTGTTTGTATGTGTGGCATGATGTTTTGGGATATTCTAAAAAAAGAGGTGGAGATAACCAATCTCCATATTTAGGTCCTGAATTTAGTGATGATGAATTATTAGATGTTATATCCAATGTAAATGGAATAAAAATAGAATCATATAAAAAAGATGATTTATTTTTAGAAAAAGTTGCTAATTTAATTAACGATGGTAATATAATTGGTTGGTTTCAAGGTAGAACGGAATTTGGTGCAAGAGGTTTGGGTAATCGTTCTATATTAGCAAACCCACATTTACCGGATGTAAGGGATAGAATAAACAAAGTTGTTAAGAAGAGAGAGATGTTTAGACCATTTGCTCCATCCGTTACAATTGAAGATTATAAATTATATTTTGATTCAGAAGGAGAAGTTCCATATATGAATCAGGTTGTTAAAGTTACCGGTCACAAAGAAATCCCATCGGTTACTCATGTTGACCGTTCAGCAAGAATACAGACAGTTAGAGAGGGACAGAATCCACTATACTACAAACTGTTGAAAGAGTTTGAAAAAATAAGTGGAACTCCTATATTATTAAACACATCATTTAATTTAAAAGGACATACTACAACAAATGACCCAGAAAAAGCAATTTGGACTTTTATGAATTGTGATATGGATTATTTAGTGATGGGTACATTTATAATAAGTAAAGTATGATATTACATGGATACGGTTGTAGTTGGACAGAGGGAGAAGGTTGCGATTCTGAAATAGAAAAAACATTAAAAAATCAAGAATTAAATCTATTCAGAAATTCACACTCTTGGGTTAATAGTGTTGCTAAAAAACTAAATTGCAATTCTATAAATAACGGTAGAAGTGGGAATCCAAATTCTGTTATATTCAATGGAATTATAGATGATGTAACTAATGGTAGAGTCAAAAAAGGTGATTTGGTTATTGTAATGTGGAGTTCATCTTTAAGAGATTATGCGGCATTCTTACCAAGAAATCAATGGGTTAGTTGGTCTGTTAAACATTTGATAAATTTGCCAGATAAGTTTATAAATTCATATAAAAGTGATAATACAAAATACGACCAATTTTTAAGTGATTATAAAACATATTTTTTAAGTATGATGTTTAATCAGAATTATTATAATATAGTCAATCAAAATTATATTATTTTTTTACAAAAATTGTTTAAAGAATACGGTGTAAATAATTTAATGGTTGATGCTTTTGATAAGATGATACATCATATACAACCAACTGATGACATCACTCATTTAATAAATAAAAAAAATTATTGGCAATTTGATAAATTAAGTATGAGAGATTTCTTAATGAATACAGAAACAAATTGTTTTGAAACATTGCAAACCATAGATGAAAACCCTGCACAACATCCTAATGTATTGGGGTATAATCTAATAAGTGAAGAAATTTATAATTATATAATAAAGAACAACATAATATGAGTACAGAATTTAAGTTATTTGATGGAAAAGATTTATCGTCTTTATTTAAAGATATTTACGAAAATCAACAACAGAAAAAAAAGAACATTTCTGAAATGATTGAATCACTTCGTAAGTTGATAAAGAATGTAGGTGAGGCAACCGTGCTCGCTCCTATCATTAGGGATTTGATTGATTCGTCTATTAAGAACGATGACCATTTAATCAAACTGGCAACAATTGCTCAAAGATTATCAATTGCCGATTCTAAAAGTATTGGAGAAGATGGTTGGCTAAGTGATGCCGAAAAAGCACAATTACTTCAAGATATGGAAGAAACTATTAATGAAGTTGAAAAGAAAAACGATGAGAAGTTATTGGATATTCAAGTTGAAATAGAAGATATAAAAACAAAAATATAATGGAATCATTTTTAGCAACAGTTGAGAAAGTGTATCCAACTAATACTGAATTTTTAGATAAACCTGAAACTGATAAGATACCATTGTATAATGGTAATACTAAGTTTTCAGATAAAGATGCTAGAATGTATGGTGCTATAACTTATTTATCTGAAACAAGTGTTCAAACCGATTATGCATTTCCATTTGATAAGAATAACTTTACATTTCCAATTAAAGGAGAAACTGTTGTAGTATTCAAAATTGCAAATCAAACATTTTGGATGCCTTATACTAATACCCCATATTCAAATTACAGAAGAGATTATGTTACATTTAAAGCAACGGAAGCAGAAGATGTAACGGAAGTTGGTGGTAGTAAAAAGAGTGGAGAATATAGAGCAACTGCAAATGCAGGTGGAACTAATACAAATACAACTACCACACCACCTAGTGATAAAAAGAAATATATACAAAGTGAAAAAATTAAATTTATAAATCCAAAAGAAGGAGATACAATTTTAAGTGGTAGAGTTGGTAATACAATTCGTTTATCTGAATTCTTTTTATCATCCGATGGTAAATCGTATCCAGGTATATTCATTCGTAATAAACAAAATGCTGAATTGGATAGTAAACCTATTGGAGAACTTGTAGATGAAAATATAAATAAAGATGGTACATCTGTTTATATTGTTTCTGGTAAAACAAAAGTTCCATTTAAGGAAACGATTAAAAAAGAAAAGACGGCATTTAAAGATTATCCATCCGATTTTAGTGGAGACCAATTGTTTATAAATTCCGATAGAATAATTCTTTCTTCAAAAGCAAAGGAGTTTATTATATTTGGAAAAGGAAATACTGGTGTGATTACCGATGGCAATTATTCAGTAGATGCTGGAAAAGAAGTTTATATAAATTCTGATAATAAAATAACAATACATTCAAATGGTTCTAATCAAATATTTCTTAATTCTGAAAATGGTAAGATATTCTTAGGTAAGAATCAAGGAGAAGGAGGACAGGGTGCTGATGTCCAAAAAATGGTATTGGGTGGTGAGTTGGTTGCAATAATGAGAGAGTTGTTAGAAGCAATTAATAGACAAGTATATGCAACACCAGTAGGACCAACCGCAGCAGGACCTGTAAATAGATTTGAATTTGATATAATAAAGGCTAAATTAAATAATTTACTTTCATCAACAAACTTTTTAAGTAAATAAAATGTCTTGGATATTATTTAAAGCAAATGTATTACAAGCAATGACAACTGGTCGTTTCTCAAATGACCCGGATGGGTTTGCAGGTTTTTATGCAAACGAATACGATAGATGTATAAAAAGGGGTGGTGATATGTTGCATGGTGTAAATGTTATAAATGGCAATGTAACAGGAATGATAGATGTAATAAAAGCTGCTTTTAAAAAAGGACAAGAAAGTGATGGTGAAAACTTTAATTTATTATCAGAAATATATCCATCTGCGTTTGATGCATATTGGTTGGGTGCAGAAATGTCCCCTTTTCCAAATCCACTATTAAGACCATTGGGTTGGCAGGCAACACCACCTGCTCCTGGTACAGTTATGAACATTGGGCCAAATCCAATTGCATTAGCCACATCAACTGCAATAAATAAAGCAGCAAAAGAAGCAGCTGAATTATTGGTTAATCAATTAAAAGAACAAACTATTGAAATAAATGGTATTTTTGTAAATGTATATGATACAGTTACTAAACTTTTAAAAAAAGAGCAAGTTGCAGATGATGTTAAAAATCACCCTGCAATTATAACCGGTAAAGCAGTAGTTGAAAAGTATAACGAAATTAAAAAGAAAAAACCATCCATTGGTTCTCAATTTAAACCATCTATTAAATTTCCATTTCCAGAATTACCAAAGAGAAAAGATTTAATTGAAAAAGCTAAATCCAAACTAATAGAAGAAGCAACTGCACAAATTAAAGAAAAACTAATACCACCAATTCAAGAAAAAGTATTACAACCAATAATAGGACCTATACAAATTGCAGTTGAATTATCAAAATCAATTCCATCACCAAAACCTACAAAAGAACAGATTAAAGAATTTGTAGTAGATACGGCAAATGGAGTAAAACCTAAAATAGATTTACCTGATATTAATATTCCAAAAATACCTACAAAAGATGAATTGGAAAAACAAATAGAGAATGCTTTACCAACAAAAGAACAGTTGACTGCTATGGCATTTGATATGATTAAAGATAAAATCCCTAATATACCAAACATATGGTTTATTCCACCGACAATAGCTTTAACCCCACCTACTAATATAATGTTAGACCCATTTGTAAATGTAGCAAAGGTTCATTTAATGGGAACCAGTGGAACTATGAATGTTATGGCACAATACCCACCACCCGCGCCACCTGCTCCGGCAATAATATCGTGGTCTGGATATAATGTTATTGGGTAAATTTCAACTTATTATATTTATTACTAAACAAACACTTTTTTATGAAATCAGAAATTTTAGTAACCCTTATTAAAGAGGTTGTAAAAAACGAAGTTAAACAACAGGTTAAAGAAGAACTTGTTAAACTTATCAAATCTGGTGCAGTTACATTAAACTCACAAAAAAAATCAACACCATCGTTATCTGAATTAACGGAGGTTAGAACTTCTACTCCTGTTAGAAAACAAACGGTAGCACCTATTCAACAAAGACCTCAACAACAAAGGGAGTTCACAAAAGACCCTATGATAAATGAGATTTTAAATATGACACAGCCATTTTCAGCAGAGCAGCGTAGAGAAGGTGCACAATCGGTTGGAAGTGTATTGGATATGATTAAGCCTGAATTAAGAGTTGATGAGAGTGAGTGGGAAACTATGGATTTTAGAGATGTAGATGTACCAGCAAATGTTCCAAATTTTGAACCAACTGGTGATGGTTTACAAGATGCTACATTGAAAGCATTAACAAGAAATTATTCAGAATTAGTTAAAAGATTTTAATAATGGCAATCGAGCTTGGTAAAGTAAATGTAGTAGATTTAGCAGAAAACGATTACAAAGTATTAGGTATTGGAATAAATAAAGGTTCTGATTCTAATGGAATCTTTGCTGTCAATTTTACTACACTTACCCAAGCAAAAGATAATCTTAAAAATCTTATTTTAACTAGAAAAGGTGAGAGATTAATGCAACCCGAATTCGGATGTGATGTTTGGAGGGTGTTATTTGAACAAATGGATGGTAGAACCATCGAAACTAGTATAGAAACTTCAATATTAGATGCAGTATCCATATGGCTACCATATCTAAATATAGATACTATCGTATTTGATTACGATGAAAATGATATAGATAATAATAGAATATCTTTGGATATTAAATTTTCATTACTTTCAAATAGGAATTTATCCGAATCAGTACAAATAACCGTAAATAACTAATAATGGCAATTAAACCGTTGGATAAAAATTTTGGTAGTAATAATAAAAATATCAATTATGTTGGTAAAGATTTTGCTGCATTAAAGCAAAACCTTATTGATTACACCAAAACATATTTCCCAAATACATACTCCGATTTTAACGAAGCATCACCTGGTATGGTGTTCATTGAGCAAGCAGCTGCAATTGGAGATATACTTTCGTTCTATCAAGATACTCAATTAAAAGAATCCATATTATCATATGCTTCCGAAAGAAAAAATGTAATGGCATTGGCACAAAATATGGGTTATAAACCAAAGGTAACATCTCCTGCGGTTACAACTCTTACTGTATATCAAGTAGTTCCATCAAATAACGAAGTGGATGCATCATTAAATGCACCAGATGAAAGATACCTTTTTAAAATAAAAGACGGTATGGAGGTTGAATCAACATCAAACTCAAATATTATTTTTAGAACAACAGATGCAGTTGATTTTGCTAATCCTACGGATAGAGAAATAGAAGTATATGAAAGAGATTCAAATTCAGGAGTTCCAACACGATATTTAATAACAAAAAAAGTAAAAGCAATTTCTGCAAGAGAAGCTTCTACATCTCTTTCCTTTTTAGATGATACGGATTACCCAACCGCAACTTTAACGGATACTAACATTATAGGTGTTGTTTCTGTTGTAGATAGTGATGGGAATAGATATTATGAAGTACCGTATTTAGCACAAGAAAGTATATTTTCGGAACAACCCAATACAGATTACAATTCGGAATTATCACAATATTCAAACGAAGTTCCTTACATATTAGAAATAAAAACAGTACCTTATAGATTTTCTGTTAAAGTAAATTCTGATAACACTATGGATTTACAATTTGGTAGTGGTGATGTTAGATTAAATGATGAGCAAATACTACCAAATACAAAGAATGTAGGATTGGGGTTAGCCAATTCGGTTCAAAGATTAAATCAAGGTATTGACCCATCAAACTTTTTAAAAACAAATACATTTGGAATAGCACCAATAAACACATCTTTAACTGTAAACTATTTGATAGGTGGGGGTATAGAATCAAATGTAAATACGGGTGATTTAACTACGATTAGAAGAATAGAATTTGAAGAAGACCTTTTATCTATACCAGCTGCTGAATTGGATGCTTATAACGATTCCAAATCTACCATCGCAGTTGAAAATTTAGAACCTGCTATTGGAGGAAGAGGGAGTGAATCAATTGATGAGATTAGACAAAATGCATTAGCAACATTTGGTTCTCAAAATAGAGCAGTAACTAGACAAGATTACATAGTCAGAGCATTATCTATGCCAGAACGATATGGTAGTGTTGCAAAAGTTTATGTATCGCCTGATGGAGAAATTGATAACAATTCACCATCATCTATTCTTGCTAATCCAAAAAACATAGCAGAATTTGTTAATATAGTTGATGGATTAAAGGGTAAACCTAAACAAGATATTCAAACAGAAATAGTTAAATATCTTTCACAAAAGAAAACATCATTAGCAGAAGTAAACAACCCATTTGCAATCAATATGTATGTTTTGGGTTATGATTCTAATAAAAATTTAACAAACTTAAATCAAGCAATCAAACAAAACCTTAAAACTTATTTAGGTGAGTATAGAATGCTTACGGATGGTGTAAACATAATTGATGGATTTGTTATAAACATTGGATGTGATTTTGAAGTTATATGTTATTCTAACTATAACAAAAGAGAAGTTCTTGCAAACTGTTTATTAAAAGTGCAAGAATATTTTAACATAGATAATTGGACATTTAACAAACCAATAAACATTTCAGAAATAGAATTAATATTGGCAAATGTTGAAGGTGTAATGAGTGTTCCATCTGTAAAGATTTCTAACTTATGTTGTGTAGATGCTTATGCAGATAATAGTTATAATATAGAACAAGCAACAAAGGGTAAGATAGTATATCCATCATTAGACCCATCGGTTTTTGAAGTTAAATATCCAAATAAAGACATTAAAGGGAGGGCTATATAATGCATAAATTTTATACATCATCATACGATGCAAGTATCTACTTACAACAACCTGACCAGAATGCAGGTAGAGATGAGATATTAGAGGTAGGTAAATTATATTATGGAACTATAAAAGATGTTTATAGAACCCTAATAAAATTTGATGTGTCTAATTTAGAAACGGGTAGTAATTGGAAAGCATATTTAAATTTAAAAGCAGCCAATTCAGAAGAATTGCCTTTACAATATACAATATATGCTAACGCGGTTTCTCAAAGTTGGACAATGGGAACTGGAACAAAGTTTGATAATATAACATCCGATGGTGTTAGTTGGAAATATAGAAATGGTGTAGATAAATGGGTTTCATACGATACAATTGGTGGAACGGCAGTATATACGCCCAATACAACTGGTTCTGCAAACGCAGAAGGTGGTGTATGGTATTTGAGTGGTTCTGCATCTCAATCATTTAATTATGAGAGTGATGATGTAAGAATGGATGTAACCGATATGGTAAATATATGGTTAAGTGGTTCTGTATCTAATAATGGATTAATCGTTCATCATAGTTTAGATGCAGAAAATGATACATTGGATTATGGTGTTCTTAAATTCTTTTCAAAAGAAACTAATACAATATATCAACCTAAATTGGAAATAGTTTGGGATGATAGTTCTATTGTTACAGGTAGTTTAGCACCTGTTACGGGTTCGGCAGAAGAAGGATATAAAGTTGTTGTTACAAACTTAAAAACACAATACGAAGCAAATACAAAAGTAAAAGTTAGAGTAAAAGGTAGAGATAAGTATCCATCTAAATCATTTGGAACTACATTCTCATATGACCAATCTAAATATTTACCAACAACAACATATTACCAATTGGAAGATTATATTACAAACGAAATTATATTCCCATTTGGAGATTATACAAAGGTTAGTTGTGATTCTACTTCGAATTACTTTATAATGGATTTATCAACACTACCTATAAACAGAACATACTTACTAAAACTAAAAATAGTTGAAGGTGGTATTTCTACTATAATAGATGATAAATTAAAATTTGAAATAATATAATGGCACTAACATCCTTAGAAGCAATTGCAGAAAAATTATCCGATAAAAGAAAAGAAGATTTAGAATCTATTTTAAAATTATCAGGTTCTTCTGCTATTTCTAAAAACGATTATGGAGTAAATATTATAGATGCAAATAATGTTGCATCATCTTTATTATTCAAACCATTAACAAAACCTAAACAGGATGATGTTGAGTTAATAAAGGCAATTGATGTTACAGTTACGGAATTAAAACCAACCATTCCAACTCCCAATTTAGATTTAGTTCCACGTCCATTATATACTGAGCAAGTTGATTTAAATACAGATTTAAGAAAACAAGTTGAAGATTTAACCGGTCAGGTAACAGATTTAACTGGACAAGTTACAACATTGACATCCGAAGTTGAAACACAAATAAATAATAGATTAAACATAGAGCAAACAAACGATGCTCTTGTAAATCAAACAGAATCTCTTACAAAAGTAGTTGGTGATTTTTCAACACAGATACAGAACGCAGTTCAAAAATCGGTTGATGAATCTATTTTAAGAGCATCTTTACAATCACAGAATACAGGTTTTAAAGCACAGATAAATGCGTTGATTAAACAAATAGATTCTCTAAATGCAATTATTGAAGGTTTACAATCTCAATTAGGAGCAGTTCAACAACAACAAGCAATTCAACAATCAACTGCGGCAAATGCTGCTGCAAGTGGTGCAGATGTATTTGTAAATGCAGTTGCTGCTAAATTCGATGGTGAATCTACATGGACAGGACAAACATCTGGATTATTTGCAAAAATAAACGCAAAAGGATACGCTAGTAAATGGGTCAGAAATGGAACTCTTAAATTAACAAATAACGATAAGTTACCTGTTAAAATTGAAATGTCATTCAAATCGGCAAATGGTTGGGGTTGGCTAACAATACCTAAAAATAATTTCGAATTGGCCGGTGGTGCAAGTGATGAAATTGTATTTGGTATAAATAGTAGAGCAGTTCCTACAAGTGCAGAAGCATCCGAAGGTTTTTGGAGTTGGGGAAGTAGTACGGAATATAAAGGAACATTGAAATTGACTGTAACAAAAGCAGATGGAACAACTCAATCAAAAGATTATCCTGCTGGTTTTGAAAAATCTAACCCTGGAAGCTATTAAAAGATATGGCAATTAAAAAATATACAAACTTTGATGCAGTAAATGCAAAAACTACGAACGAAGGTAATTACCTACAATCGGAAGACCTATTCATTGTTTCTAAAAATGAAATAGAGGATACGGATTTTGGTGATTGCAAGTATGATGTAATGGAAGTATCTGTATATGATGTAAATAATAATTTATTACCTAATAAAAATGGTAAAACTGTTGAACATATTAAGTATCAACATATAGGTGATTATTTACACTCAATAGTGAATAAAGGAGGTCAAAAAGAAATTGCTATTGATGCCGAAAAATTATTAAATGATTTAGGTTTTACAAACGGTATTGTTAAATTAAACTTAAACTTTGTTCGTCAACGAGTAGGTTCGGATGATGAATTACAGAGAGTTTGGATACAAGAAATATCACCATCGAGAGAAGAAGTTAGAATTATCCCATTAAAAACAAAAGATACTAACATAAATAAAATTGTAAATAGAGAATTTAAAAACTTAGATAATCTTACAAAAGATTTTAAATACTATAAGAAGAATATATTAGATGCATTAGATAAATTTGAAGCAGGTTCATTATCTGTAATAGATGATGCTTTGGTTGCTAAATTCGGAAACGATTTTAGAGCAACGGTTAGAAAAGATTTTGGTTTAAGAGATTTAGATGCTTTTAATAAAAGAGTATTTGAAAATTTTAGAGATAGTGTAAAGAATTGGGTAAATAACAAAAACTACGATGTATCACAATCTAATTTTGGAGCACCATCTGAAATGAGATTTAATGATTGTGAACAATATCCATTTGCAGGATTATTAAATGAAATACAAAATATATTAAATAACTGTATTGCTTTTAATGTAAAATCATTGAAGAAAAGAAGTGTAAACTATACACAGATTCCAAAAGAATTTGGTATAGTTGAATTAAGAAAGCAAATACAAGATAACTTAGATTCATTCTCAACGAGGGTTGATATTAAAAAGAATGTATATTCTCCTGGTGCAGCAACTGCTACGGTTAGTGGTACGCAACTTTTACCACCAATTACAACAGTTGTGGAAGTTCCGGTTGCAGTAGACCCACCAAAACCACCGGTTGCACCAAAAGTTGAACCACCTCAACCACCTGTTACACCACCTGAAAAAGTTGCACCACCAACAGTTGCAACAACACCTAAACCAAATTTACAGGATACTAGATTTAGTACCGCAGAACAACAAGCAATTGGTTTAACTGTAACAAATTCGGGTAATAGAAGTTATACTAGATATGTACCACCTGGATTAGATGGTACTACAAATAACTTCAATGGATTTGATACCAGAGGATTTGAAGATGCAGATTCTGATATAACAGGTAGAGATTTTTAACAATAGGATATTTATATTAAATCAACACAATAATTAATGGCAGGACCGAGAGAGATAGGGTATAATGAAAATGCTAATTCACTAATGAATGATGCTGCTTCACTTGAAGCATCTTCTGATAATAGTGGAGGAAACGATGTTTCTCGTCAACCATCAATACCATACGTTCCACCAATTGAACAAAGTCCATTAAAAATTCATTTAACAACAACGGATGGGTCTGCGGTTGAATTCTTTGAAGATAGTAAATCAAAAGGCATTGGTGCTTATACAACGGTAGTACACAACCCATCTACTGCATTTGGTTCAAGAAGAGAATATACTGCAAGTATAAATGGTGGAAGAGTTCTTTCTAAATTTATAGTTTCTATTATAAATTTTGATTCATTCAGTTATACTGGAAATTCCAGATATGTAGAAGGAATTAGAATATTAGAATACAAATGGGAAAACGAACAATGGACTGAACAACCGTTACCACGTACATTTAATTTTACAGCTGGAACTATACAATTAAATTTTGGTGTTGAAAAAGTAAAATTAACCAGACCACAACCTGCACCAACGCCATCAACGCCATCAACGGTAACTGTATCAAATCCGAATCCAAATTCACAATATGAAATATCATTTGGTAGTAATCTAAATGGGGAGTTAGGAAACTCCTTAAATTTGGTTTACAATGTATTCTATGGAACTAATGTAGTTTTAAATGGAGTATTGGGATTAGGGCAAAATAAAATAGGAGAATTATCGGATGAAGTTTTATCCAAATCAACTGTAAACTTTTCAGTAGAAGGAAATTTACCAAACGGTGTATCAGTAGAACAAATATACGGTGGATTGGCTTCTCAATTTTCAAGCGGTGATTTTACAAAATTAGAAAAATTTCCATATGCTTTTAGTGTTCCTGCATCTAGATTAAAAAGTTCATTTGTAGTAGTAGTAGATGCCGCAAGGGAAATTAAATTTGCAGAACCAAAAGTAACACTTACTCAAACTCAATTTAACATTGGTGTAAAAGAATCCGATTTAGAAAGAGAAGTTAGTATTCCATTTAATACTGAATCAGCAGATTCCGTATTGGTTTATACATCAACTGATAAATTTGTAGAAGTTCCTGCATCAAACGGTAGAGTAACATTATTTTTCCAAAAAGATTTTAATGAAATCTATGG